TAAATTATATTACACTATTATAGTGTTTTATTAGGCACATTTTAAGGCAAAACATTATGGCACATAAAGGAGAAATACACTATGGCAAGTTTAGCAGATATTAGAGCAAAATTACAGGCCGCGGAAAACAACCAAGGTCAACAAAATCGTTCAAGTGGCGGTGATAACGCAATTTATCCACACTGGAACATCAATGAAGGTACATCAGCAACAATTAGATTCCTACCCGACGCTGATCCAAACAACACATTCTTTTGGCAAGAACGTAACATGATACGTTTACCATTCAACGGCGTTAAAGGTGAAATGGATAATAAAAACGTATTAGTTCAAGTTCCATGTATTGAAATGTGGGGTGAGTCATGCCCAATTCTAGCAGAAGTTAGAACATGGTTTAAGGATTCATCACTAGAAGAAATGGGTCGTAAGTATTGGAAGAAGAAGTCTTATATATTTCAAGGCTTTGTTAGAGAGAATCCATTAGCAGATGATACTACACCAGCTAATCCAATTAGACGTTTTATTATGAGTCCTCAAATCTTTACTATTATCAAGTCAAGTTTGATGGATCCAGACATGGAAGAATTACCAACAGACTACAATGCTGGACTAGACTTCCGTGTAACTAAAACACAAAAAGGTGGTTACGCTGATTATACAACTTCAAACTGGGCTAGAAAAGAGTCAGCATTAACAGAAGCTGAGCTGGCCGCAGTTAACGAACATGGCTTATATACACTTTCGGACTTCTTACCTAAGAAGCCAAGTGAGCAAGAACTTAAAGTTATGAAAGAAATGTTTGAAGCATCAGTAGATGGGCAACCATATGACGCAGAGCGTTGGGGTGCTTACTACAGACCAGCAGGCATGCAGGCTCCACAGAACGCACCTGCAGTTTCAACACCTGCACCAACAGCAACTCCAGTAGCAGAAACAGTAGCAACTCCAGCAGTTGAAACTCCTGCACCTGAAGTAAATGTTGCTCCTGCACCAGAAGCGGCACCTGCGCCGGCACCAGAGCCAGTAGCAGAAACTGCATCAGCACCAGCAGGTGGATCTAAAGCAGAAGACATTCTTGCAATGATCCGTTCAAGAAAATCATAATAAGTAGTTAGTGGCATTGGGCGGTAATTTAATTTTACCGCTCAATCTTTCTTTATAACTATTACTATGAAAATAGCAATCACAGGACATACTTCAGGCATTGGTAAAGCATTAGCCTCGCAATACAAAAGCCGAGGACACGATATTCTTGGGCTGTCTTATCGTGAAGGTCATGATATCAGAGATGTAGATCGTACAGCAAACCAAATTGATTCTTGTGATATGTTTATTAATAATGCTCAACAAGCATTCGCACAAACAGAATTACTACACGAAGTACATCAGAGATGGAAAAACAAAGTAGGAAAAGAGATTATTGTAATTAGTACAATGTCTACAATGAGTGGACCTGAACCAGGAAAAATAGATTATTATGTACAAAAAGTTGCTTTAGAAAATGCAGTATTAGAATTAGCAAAATCTTCACTGTGGCCTAAGATAACCTTAATAAGACCTGGTGAAGTTAAAACAGGGCCACATTCAGGACCGTTAGCATGTGATGTAGATCAATGGGCAGAAACAGTTGTTAACATAATAGAAACAGTTCCGCCTGAATTAAGAATATATGAATTTAGTTTAGGTGTAAACTATGGATAGCAAAAAATACCTGACTAATAAAAACTTTTGTCCTATACCCTGGACAGGGTTTATGTACAATAGTGACGGTACTGTACAAAACTGTATTCGTAACAGAGAGCCAATTGGCAATTTAAAAAATAATACACTAAAAGAAATACTTGACGCTAACATTGAAATAAAACAAAATATGTTAGACAATAAGCCAGGGCATGGTTGTCAAGGATGCCATCAACTTGAACAAGGTAAAAAAAGTTTTGATATTGTCAGCGATAGAATATTTTATCTTAAAGAGCTTAGAGATATACCACTAGAAACATATGATAATATAGATAATTTTGACCTACATAAAATAGATATACGTTGGTCTAATTCATGTAACTTTGGCTGTGTTTACTGTGGTCCAGAATACTCAAGCAAGTGGGTAGCAGAATTAAAATTAGAAAAGCAACATGTACCTGAAGAACGTGTTGAAGAGCTCAAACAATATGTATTTGCTAATGCTCACAAACTTAAACACGTTTATCTAGCAGGCGGCGAACCATTACTAATGAAAGAAAACGAAGAACTGCTTAAATTATTATTGGAAGTAAATCCCAATGTTAATCTTAGAGTTAACACTAATTTAAGCAAAACAGGCACGCCGGTATTTGATTTAATTTGTCAGTTTAAAAATGTACACTGGACAATAAGTGTAGAATCAATGGAAGATGAGTTTGAATATATTAGACATGGCGGTAAGTGGCAAGACTTTTTAGATAATTTAAACATCATCAAAGAATTAGACCACAAAGTAAGTTTTAATATGTTATGGATTCCGTTAAATTATCTTTCAATATTTGATTGTGTTAGTTTTTTACAAGAACTAGGATTTCATGAAAATAGTTTTATTATTAATGGTATTGAAGATCCTAAACCCTTTGATATTCGACATTTATCAGATAAAGTATTAGACCACTTACGAATAAAATTAAAAGATAAGATAGATAGTTCTGGTGATTATTTACTTAGAAATAGTTATCAAAATATGTTAGACTTTGTAAATAAGCCTTTTATTAAAGACAAGGAGTTAATGTTAAAATATATTACAAGAATTGATCAACTAAGAAAGTTACGAAGTAAAGACGTCTTTCAGGAGTTTTATAAATGTTTACAAAACTAGACGACCATCTATACCCAAACTTAGTTGAAGTTTATGACTTCCATGAAATAAACAAATTTGTTTACCCTATCTTCAAATGTGGAAGAAGTACAATTACAGAAATAGCAAAAGAAAAACAATTTCCAGTACTAGTCAATGAACAGATAAAACAGTTAAAGTTAATTGACATTTATTTAAGAAATCCTAAAGAACGATTTATCAGTGGAGTTCGCACATATCTTCACAACGTTAGAAATGAAAACTTAGACGTAAACACTATTATCTACTACATTAAACAAGGAATAATATTAGATAGACACTTCTTGCCTCAGATATGTTGGTTAATTAATCTTGCTAGGTATCTAAGCCCAGCTACAAAATTAAGTCTACATTCAATAGCTATGTTAAATGAATACTCACAAGGTGTACACGCTAAACCTGAAAAAGACGAAAGTATTGATTTATCAGAATTAGAGCAAGTACCTAATTTAGAAATGTATCATAGATTAGATCAAATTATATTAGATGAATTAATAGGTGATAGTTGGACAATACAAGAAATACTTAATCATTTAAAAACAAGTGACCCAATAGCATATACAGCAGTTATAGGAAAAGCAAAACATGTATTGTCCAAGATTTAAACACTTTGCTAGACTAAACGAAGATGGTACAACAAGTCGTTGCGGACATATGGTTGATGCACCTAGGTTTAAATCATTTGAGGAAATGGAATCTAGTGAATGGAATCAACACTTACAGAACACAGAACAATGGCCTATAGAATGTGTGCGTTGTCAATCAACAGAACAAACAGCAGGACAAAGTATTAGACTAGACAGTGAACGTAAACACAAGTTACTAAAAAGTTTTAGAGATGATTATCTAGTTATAGGTGGTGTCTTAGACAACGTGTGTAATTCAGCATGCCAGTTTTGTTGGGAAGGGTTATCAACTACTATAGGTAGTTTAAAAAAGAATGTAATTAAGCTAGAAAATGTCACAGCATTTGACCAACTACCTAAAGATAGAATAGTAGAATTAGACATTAATGGGGGCGAGCCAAGTTATAGTAAAAACTATAAACAGTTACTAAACAACTTGCCACCTAATGTTAAGATAGTTAGAATAAACACTAACGGAACACAAGTAATACCAGAAGTAAAACAATTACTAGAAAACAAAGTTAAAGTAACAGTCACACTAAGTTTTGATGGCACTGAGCAGGTTAATGAATATAGTCGTTGGCCTATACAGTGGAAAAAATGGGACTCAGTGGTAAGAGAGTATAAACAATTAGCAGATACTAGTAATTTAATTGAATTAGGGTTTTGGAGTACACTTAATGCGTTTACTATAGCAGATCTAGAAAACATGTTAAGGTATGCAGACTCGGTAGGAATACCATTTAGTTATGGACTACTTGAGTTTCCAGAACAGTTAAGCATAAAATATACAAATCCGTTTACTGTAAAAGCAAAAGAGCTTTTTCAAAAAACGGACATATTGTTGCTCAAACAACTTGAACCTTTGGTTGCTTCAAGTTATAATAACACAAAAGAATTAGTAGATTTTGTAACTGAACAGGATAAACTACGCAAAATAAGTTATAAAGACTACTTTGATATAGAACTAGGAGAATAACATGGCCAAACCATTTGACGTAAGTAAATTTAGAAAGAGCATCAGCAAATCAATTGCTGGACTATCAATTGGATTTAACGATCCAACAGACTGGGTATCAACAGGTAACTATGCCTTAAACTATTTGATCTCGGGAGACTTTAACAAAGGTATTCCACTAGGCAAAGTAACAGTGTTTGCCGGAGAGTCGGGTGCAGGCAAATCATATATCTGTTCGGGTAACATTGTTAAACACGCACAGGAACAAGGTGTGTTTGTTGTCCTAATTGATAGTGAAAACGCACTAGATGAAGATTGGTTAAAGGCCTTAGGTGTAGATACGTCAGACGAAAAATTGCTCAAACTCAACATGGCCATGATTGATGATGTAGCAAAAACAGTCAATGACTTTATGGGCGAGTATCGTGCTATGGCAGAAGAAGAGCGTCCTAAAGTTTTATTTGTTATTGACTCACTTGGTATGTTACTAACTCCTACAGATGTTGATCAGTTCCAAAAAGGTGACTTAAAAGGTGACATGGGTCGTAAGCCTAAAGCACTAACAGCACTTGTACGTAACTGTGTTAATATGTTTGGTTCAGCTAACGTAGGACTTGTAGCAACTAACCACACTTACGCATCACAAGATATGTTTGATCCAGACGATAAGATTTCAGGTGGACAAGGCTTTATCTACGCAAGTTCAATTGTTGTTGCTATGAAGAAACTTAAACTTAAAGAAGACGAAGATGGTAACAAAGTATCAGATGTTAGAGGTATTAGAGCAGGTTGTAAAGTAATGAAAACTAGATATGCTAAACCGTTTGAGGGTGTACAGGTTAAGATTCCATATGAAACAGGCATGAATCCATATTCAGGCTTAGTTGATCTAGCAGAGAAAAACAACCTATTAGTTAAGGATGGTAACAGACTACGCTTTGGTGAAGGTGATAACGAAATTAAAATGTTCCGTAAAGCATGGGAGTCAAATGAAGATGGGTGCTTAGATAAAGTAATGGAACACCTCAAAAATCAGACAAAAGAAGTAAATATAGAAGATGTTGAAGCCAGTATAGATGTTGCTACAGAAATGGAAATGAAAGCAATTGATGAGGCAGAAGCAGTTCAAACAGAGGAGACAGAAGAATAAAATGTTGAACGCAATAGCTGATATATTTGAAACACTTAAAAATCATATTAACGAAGGCCTACACAAAGATGCCGCCATTGACCTAGTACATACTCTAGTAGATGTACAAGGTGTTAGTCCTAAAGAAATTAGAGAATCAAATCTAATGGAAGATGATGATGTTAAAGATGCTCTATTAGACTATGACGATACTGTTGACGAAGAGGATGATGGTTTAGATCCTTGGGGCGACGAATATGATGAAGATGAGGAAGATGAGGACTATTAATGAGTTGGTATAGTGATGTTACAAATGACATTAGTAAAATACCTGACATGCTGTTATACTATGAAAACGAGTTACTGACAGCAAAGAAAGAATGTTCAGTGTATGGTAAAGTTGAAAAGAACCTAGCAGACTTACCTGGTATCACAGAACACAGGTTTAACCAGTTACAAGAAATAGAAGCAGTGTTAAACTATCTTAATATTCAATTACGTAAGATTAGACGTAAGCACTTTCAAAAGTATTTAGAAGCATATCAACGAGCATTAACATCACGTGATGCAGAAAAGTATGTTGATGGTGAGGACGAAGTTATTGACTTTGAAACACTGATCAATGATGTTGCTCTATTAAGAAACAAATGGCTTGGTATACTTAAAGGCTTTGAAAGCAAAAACTTTATGCTAGGACACGTTGTTCGTTTAAGAACAGCAGGCATGGAAGACATCAGTGTATAGACATCTAGTTGATCAAGAAAGCCACGATCATAGTCTAACAACACTTGACTTACTATTAGGCTACTATGATTTTGTAGAATCTATAGGCACAGTGCTTGACGTAGGCTGTGGTAAAGGGTATGATCTACATTGGTGGGCAACACTCGAAACGGCAGAGGATACACCTAGACCCCTAAACATTAAATGCACTGGCATTGACTTAAAAAATCAATTTGATACATCTTTAAGTAACCCAAATATCACAGTAGTTGAAGATGACATGGAAGATTCAAAGTTAAAGCACAATCAATTTGATGTTATTAATGCACACAATGTTTTACAGTACGCACTAAATCCCTTACAAACACTAGGTCATTGGTATGATCTTTGTAGAGACAATGGTATGTTAATCATATCAGTTCCAGAAAGCACTACACTAGAACGCAATAGAATAGTTGCTGATCAATATGGTCATGAATACTATCACTGGAGCCTAGTAAACTTAATGCACATGTTAGCAGTAAATGGATGGGACTGCCGTGATGGTTTCTTTAAAAAAGATCGTAATGACCCTTGGATACATGCCGCAGTATATAAAACACCTGACTTTAAAAAGTTAGACTACAGAACTACAACCTGGTTTGATCTAGCAGAATTAAACATGTTACCTGAATCAGCAGTCAACAGTCTTAACCAATGGAACTTTGTTAGATTCCAAGACTTAAAACTAGACTGGCTAGACAAAAGAACTAGAGACTTCCGTAATTACTAATAAATATAAACTTAGTAGTTAATTATTAAGTTTAATGTCAACAATACCTCACACAGTAATCAATGTTTTTATAGGCTGGGATTCAAGAGAACCAATAGCCGCGGATGTCTGTGCTTACAGTATATTAAAACACGCATCTGTTCCTGTTAAGATACACTATCTTAAATTAGACGAACTAGAACGTGAAGGTATATTAACACGCAAACGTGATCCAAATGCTTCAACAGAGTTTACCTATTCGAGATTCTTAGTTCCATATCTTATGAAGTATTTTGGAAAAGCAATATTTTGTGATTGCGACTTCTTATGGACTAGAGATATTAAAGAACTGTATGATCAAATTGAAAACAAAAGTGTTTATGTAGTTCCGCACGAAGACTACGGCTATGTACCTAAGACTAAGACAAAAATGGATGGACAAAGACAGACAGTGTATCCTAAAAAGAATTGGTCTTCAATGATGGCATTTAACTGTGGTAGTAAAGACAGTCAACGTTTGAGTTTAGATGCTGTTAATCGGCAACCATTGAGTTACCTACATCAACTTGAATGGATCAATGACGAAAGCAACATAGGATTCTTAACACCAACATGGAACTGGTTGTCAGGGTATTATGAAGAAAAAGATTGGGGCAAGCCAGGTGCTGTACATTATACAGATGGCGGTCCTTGGTTTAATGATATTGATATACCACCAGACATGGGATTAACAAGTTGGAAAGATGTACAATATGGTGATGTTTGGTTAGACTATAAAAAAGAATATTCTGAATCTATACAGCCTGTTAACAAAAGAGAAATCGTACCTATACATGATATAACATATGGCAGTCCAATAAAAGATATTATTGTTGAATTAGAAAATATACTGTTAGATCCAAATAACATATATTTTGATAAACATAATATTAAAAGTCTAACAAGAAAAATAAAAAATTATAATAAAGCAGGTGTACTAGGAGTAAGTGATATGTCTGAGTTACCACAATCAGTATTAAACAAAGGATTCAAATGGGATAGAGTAGTTGACAGTTTTGTCAAAGGCTCAGGCGGAAGTATTGTAGATTGGCAGTATGTGCTAGATCAAACTGACGATAATAGACCTTTGAGTTTTAGAGGTATTACTAAAAAACATATTTACGACTACTGTAAAGAAAATGGAAGAGACTTTTACTTTGTTGACACAGGTTACTATGGTAATACTAAAAATAAAAACTGGCACAGAGTAACTAAAAATGATCTACAGTACTGTGGTGAACTCAGAGATGTACCTGCAGATAGATATATCAAAGCACACGGCTATACTAAAAAGTTTACTCCGGGTGGTAAAATATTATTGTGTCCACCAAGTGATAAAGCCATGTCGTTTTACGGTGAAGATCTAGACACCTGGATGGAAACTACACTGGCAGAAATTAAAAAACACACTGACAGAGAAGTTGTTGTTAGACTCAAAAAGTCACGCAAAGAAAGAGTGTTTAACGACACTATACAGGACGCACTACAAGATGATGTACACTGCCTGGTAACCTACAATTCAATTGCGGCCATTGAAGCACTCATGGAAGGCAAACCTGCTTTTGTACTAGGACAGAATGCGGCCTCACCATTATGCTCAAATGATCTAAGTAAACTTGAAACACCTTTAATACCAAGCGAAGATGAAGTAATGTATCTGTTAAGTAATCTTGCTTATCATATGTTCACAGTAACCGAACTACAGAATGGTGATGCCTGGAGATTAATACAGGAGTGGCACAGTAAGTGAAACTAGCAGTCTACTTATCAGGCATACCTAAGCGAAGTCGTAATGAAGCCAAGCGAAAAATTCTTACAAGTTTTGCAGATGGAGCTCATGCTATAGGTGACAAGGTAGTTATGGTAGAAGACAACCGTGTTGTTAGTTGTGATATTGCTGTAATACAAGGATATGTACACGAAGGTAGTAGACAAGCACCACACTTAATGATAAGACGTAATGCTATAGATCATCAAAAGCAAATGGGTAAGCATAGTTTAATCATTGACAGTAATCTATATCAGTTTTTAGACATGACAAACAAAGACAAATATCTACGCTACGGCCTGGATGGTATATTTGCCAATGATGCTTGGTACTTTGATAAAAACAGAGACTTATCAAGATGGGATAAAATTAAACAGAGCTATGGTTTTACAGAGCGTAATTGGTCATCGGGCGATAGTATATTAGTCTGCCTACAGCGTAATGGTGGCTGGTCAATGAATGGTCGTGGTGTTATGGACTGGGCAATACAGACAGTCAGTGAAATAAGATCATACACTGACAGGCCAATTATAGTTAGAGGACACCCAGGCGATCTTACTACTATTAAAGAATTTGATACACGACCTTGGGCTAATGTACACAAGCAACTTCCCAATGAAATAACTCTAAGAAAACAACTAGCAAGAACACACGCAACAGTGACATACAATTCATCACCGGGTGTTGCTAGTATTCTATATGGAACTCCGGTCTACGTTACAGATCCAGTACCCGAACGTAGCCAATGTTGGCCTATCTGTAATACAGATCTTAAAACAATAGAAACTCCCAAACTATTTGATAGAGAAGATTTTTATCATAGACTAGCACAGAGTCATTGGACTTTAGATGAAGTTAGTATAGGTGATGCCTGGCGTCACATGCGAGATAGATTACCTAACTCTTAGTAACACGTTTCCAATATTTGATATCTTGATTAAGACCTTGATTTTTGTTTACCACATCATCAGGTAAACTATGTCCTAGTTCTTTGCGACGAGCACCTTTCATATGATCCATAACAGTTCCTAACTCACTAGCAATAAAAGGATGTCCAGGGCCTTTGCCTGGTAGTTCAGGTGATAGGTTATAAAAAGGCGTGCCACGTTCTTGATATTGTTTACGTAGAACATCAAACACATAACTGTCGTGATACTCTTTAAGATCAAATAAACTACCTGACATATATAGATTACGCCAATCTGTTACAAACTGATCAGCATCGCGGTGTCTAACATTGTAAGCAACCCATCCGCACTCTGAATGATATTTTGCTCTACGTCCTAGATAACTAACAAAATGATTACTAGGACAAACACGTTGTAGGAACTCTAGAGTTACAGGACTGTGTGTTTTTGAATCCGCATCTAACCATATTACCCAGTCTGCAGGTGTGTTTCTTACAGCGTCTATAACGGTAAATACTTTATTACTAAATCTAACGGCATCCCATTTGAAGTTGTTAGTTTCAAATGGCCAACCTGTTTCTTTCATTTCCATACCATTTGCCCAAGGTACATCTTTGTATTTGTTTTTAAATTGTACCAGGTCAGGTGATTGCTCATGCAAGTCTAGGACATGAACATTAGGTTTAGTAGTTATGGGTTTGCAATCTTCTGCATAGCAGTAGAGGTCAACCGTGTCTGGCCAATACTCCTCAAACGTGTCGATCATTGTTTGAGCGTATTGAGTTAATCCTGGTTGGTGAAATGTGGTTATGACTGCATACTTCATATAAGTATTTACACACATATGAAAACACTTACGTATTTTCCGGACTATTGTAGTCAAAACTCAAAGCCGGTGTTAGAAGCATTCTTAGAGAGTGCAAAGAAACATTATCGAATAGTAGAAAACGACTTATCAGCAGACATAGCAGTTATATGGTCATGTCTCTGGGCAGGTCGCATGAGAGGCAACTATGATGTTTATCAGCACTTCAAAAACCTTAATAAACCCGTTCTTATCCTTGAAGTAGGCGCCCTACAACGCAACTTTACCTGGAAAGTAGCTCTTAACCACATCACAAATCAAGGCCATTACGGACATACCGTTAATTTAGATTGGGACAGACCTAAAAAACTAGGCTTACCCGAACTACAACCACAGCGTAGACACTACGCCAAGGAACCTATATTAATATGCCTACAACACGAAAAGAGTGAACAAGTAAGTGAGCTACACGGTATAGAACATTGGTTACACAACGAAATAAAAACAATTGAATCTCATACAGATAGACCCATAGTTATTAGACCACATCCTAGATCAGTGTTTGATCGACAAGAGTTCTTAGATTATACTTTTGAAAATCCTATTAAGGTAGCTAACACCTATGATGACTTTGATCTTAAGTTTAACTATTGGACAACAGTAAACTATAACTCAGCAGGACCTGCTGTACAAAGTTTAATCAACGGCTGTCCTGTTATAGTTGATGAAACTAGTCTAGCCTATCCTTGTAGTAATAAGTACACAGACTTAGACGATCCTGTAATACCAGATAGAACACAATGGTATGTTGAGATTGCACACACAGAATATACAGTAGATGAAATTAAAAATGGTGTTTGGTACGATAGACTACAATGGGCGATAGAGTAATAGATTTTGGCTGTTTAATACACGGCAATTATTATAGTTGGGACTATGTTGATATACTGCACGACAGTATTCAACGTAATACGAGTTCACCTATACGCTTTCATGTATGGACAGAACGTGAACGTGTTGTTCCAGGCAAGTATATCAAACATGCACTAATTCCGCAAGGCAACGAAGGTCCAAAAAAAGCCTGGTGGTACAAAACACAACTATTCAATCCTGAACTATATGCTGGTCCTATTATCTATATGGATCTTGATGTTATTATCACAGGCAACTTAGATTGGATGCGTAAACTAAGTATGCAGAACTTTTGGGCAGTGAGAGACTTTAAGTGTTTGTGGAAAAAACATAGACGTGCTATTAATTCAAGTATTATGGCATTTGATACTAGGAATTATGAGCATGTATGGAAAAAGTACAAGGACAATCAGGAACGCATAACACATAAGTATCATGGTGATCAGAACTATATCGATGAGGAAATAGTGGAAACTAAACGACACTTACCTGAAGAAAAGATAGTTAGTTATAGATGGCAAGTTCTACATGGGGGCATGGACATGCAGACTAGAGGATATCCACGCAAAGACGAAATAGAT